ACGGAAGTCAGACTTGTAAAAGTCGTAAGATCCTCTACGGAAACCAGAGAAGCCTAAGTTCAATGCCATATCTTCAGAGTTGTTGAATACACCGTAAGATGTACCACCAGCACCGTAAGAATTCATTGAAGCTAGCATGTCGTCGATAGCTAGAGATGTAGCTCTATTTACAAACATCATGTTTTCTTCGATAGCACCTTGGTTGTCAAACTCTGCTAAAATAGCATCAAACTCTGCTAAGTCAGTAGCAGCGTTAATACCGTTAACACCAGTAGTAACATTACCACGGTCTTCAACAGCAGCGAACAAACCTTCAGTACCATAGTTGACACCAGTTAAAGTTGGTCCAGGGCCACCAGTAACACCACCATTAATACCCACAGTAGCTGTGTTATCAATAATAGATCCAGCAACTGGTTTAACAGATTCTAACATTGCCATTTCGCAGTAGTCAGAAAATCTTGAACGTACATCACCTTCAGCTTTTAAATACCAGTAGTATCCGTTTTGTCCGTCTTCACCAGTAACTTCAACCCAACCTACTTGAGATACATCAGATCCAGAGATCTCATAGTAATCTTTTAAGATGATTGGTTTGTTAGTAAAAGTCTTGAACTGTGGAGTAGCAGCATCTGCTCTTCCGTCAGTACCTTTACCAAACTCAGATCCATATACTAATACTTTACAAGCTGCAGCTGTAATACCAGCGTCTTGTAAAGTTGCATATCCGTAAGGCATAACGTCAACAGTAGCGCCTGATACAGACTCTACTAAAGCTCGTACGATACCAGTAGACTGAGCGATAAGCACAGTGTCGTTAACACGAATAGCATGGTTAGCACCAGCTGTGTTTCCGTCAATATCGTTACCGATAGTTAAGACACCACCACCAGCATCACCACCACCACCAGTGATGTCGTTAATATCTGCTACAGTAGCATTGTATGCTAAGTGTAGTCTTCCTTGCTCTGACCAAATAACTTGATCAGAAGCCATAGCTTCTTCTGCTCCTACTTGAGCCAAGAAACCTGAGATAGTTCTGTTACCGAATACTTCAGCTTCACCTTCCATAAGGTCTGGTAAATATTGCTGAGCCCATCCAGCGACATTACTATCTGTAAAATCAATGTAATTTGTACTAAGCGTTTGCTTCAAAGGAGCACCTACGCTGTTCAAATTAGTTCCAGGATTAATTGCCATTTTTAATTTGTTTTAAATGGGGTTAATAAATTATTTTCGTTTTTTAACCTTAAAATCTACTTTTGTATCAGCATCTAAAACCTTGTACTTAACACCTCCGACTTGAACTTCACTATTGGTTTGCCTTGGCGTCATGTTGACATTCTTAGCTTTCTCAATAGAACTTTTCAAAGCGTCAGCTTTACCTTGTTCGTAGAAGTGATTAGCAACAGTATCAGGATTCATAGCGGTAAACAACGATTTGTGATAACCCTTAGCGTCTCCCATAGTTCCATCTTCGTTCAAAAACTTTTTGACAAAGTTGTTAATATCACCTTGGCTAGACTTAACGTTATGCTTGTCTTTAACATTAAACTTTAAACTGCTTTTACCAACATTGAACTCGAAACCTTCAAATCCGTCGTTAAAAACCTCATCAGTCTTTTGTTTAAAAACATTGTTTACCTGCTCGAATCTTTCCTTGTTAGCTTTCGATTCTTCAGTATATCTGTTGAAGAAGTCTACAGCCTTTTCAGCTTCTGGATTCAGAGCTCTACTAGCTTTAACCTCTTCGTAATATTTAGACTTTTGCCTGTCTAAGTGGGCTTTAGCCTCGGCAACTTGCTCTTTGAGGGCTATTTTCTTTCTTTTAATATCTTTTTCATCGTCCACGTCTTCATCATAAGAAAACTTTTCGTCCAATAAAAACTTTATCTCTTCATTATCTAAGTGAGATTTAGTATCCTTGTAGTATTCTTCCAACACTGTTAGATTGTCCATATCGTTAACATCTCTGTTTAACTTAACGTAATCCTCTATAGTACCGTCAGTCTCAGCCATAAACTTCATTAACTTGTCTACGCCTGGTGGTAGATCCACCTTAACCTCTGGCTCAGGTTTTTCATCTAACATTTGAAGAGGTTCTTCTTGTTTAACCTCTTCCACCTTCTCCACAACTTCTTCAGCTTGTTCAGTTGGTGGAGCTACAGAAACCTCTTCTACCGCTTCATCTTTAACTTCTTCAATAGGTTGACTTAAATCTACTTTAGCAACATCATCCATGTCGTCAGATGTAAATTGCTTCATTTTAACCTTAAGCGGTTCTACCTCGTTGTCTACCACCGGCTGTTCAACCTGCGGTTCTTGTGGCTGCTCAACAGTTTGTTCAACGTTTTGCTCTACCATTTCATTTTTTTCTTCTTCCATAATATAAAATATAATAATTAAAACTGACTCATATTCAAGCCTGTGCCTAATTCATCATTACCTGCTGACTCGAATTTTTTACTCGCTGCTCTTTCTGCGTTCTCTCCTTTTATCTCCTCTCTATTATCTGCTCTGTCTTCTTTGTATTTGTTTTCGACAGCATTCTTTTGCATGTTTAACTGAAACTCAAACTCCATAAGCTTCATTTTTGTTTGAGCTTCGTGGTCTAAGTTTTTAGCTTTAAACTCTGCTTTAGCTTGCTCTAGCTGTATTTGACTCTGAGTCAAGGCTTGTTGTTTCTGTGTCTCAGCCTGTGCTTGAGCTTGAGCTGTCTGCTGTTGAGCTTGTTGTTGAGCTTGAATGTTTTGTTGTTGCATCATCTGCTCTTCTTGCATTTTTTTCTTTTCTTTTATTTTAAGAAGCTCGTTAGCAAGTTTAATATTTCTAGTGTTTCTAATATCTATAGCGTCGGAAAGCTTTATAATCTTTTGAGCTAAAGCCATTTGTATGTTTTGCTCAAGTAGTTGTTTTTCTTCTTCGTCCGGCTCTAGCTCTAGAAATATGCCGAAATCGTATAAATGCAGCTCAGACATTTCTTCTAGCGTAGCCACGTTGTGCGTACCTATCTGCTGTAGAAAAGCTTGCTTTGTAGGAGAATACTCTATAATGTCGGACACTCTAAGAGATATTTGCTCAGCAACGTCTTTAGTTATAAAAAGTCCTCCTTGAAGCACGTGCCTTGTCGCCGTGTTGCTATTAGCCGCGGCTAACTTTTGAACACCAACTAAAGCATTTCTATCTGGAGTACTACCGTCTCTAGCCTCGTTAAGTCCGGTGACATCACGAATCATCTGTAGGTAGTAGTTGTAGTTAGCAATTAATGTTTGCATTTTATTACCAGCTCCAGCCCCATTAGATATTTCTTGAATAGGCACTTTACCAGGATTAGGATCTCCATCGCCAGTAAACGATCTACCAATTATCGAACCAGTTTGAAAAAACATGTTCAATGCTTCCTGCGGATTGTAGTTTGTCCCATTACCAAGATCAACCTCTGCTAAGCCGTCAGCGTCTAAATAAACTCCATCAGGAACCATGCGAGACATTACTTGCTGTAGCTTTAAATGTGTTAGCTGTATCATGTCTGCAAAACCAGTTATACGACTAACAATACTTTCTATTCTACCTTGGTACATTCTTGGCGCAACTATACTATAGTTCATTTTAACTTTTGTATAATCGCTTTTAGGTCTCATCATATTCTCGGCTAGCTGCCACTTTATAAGCTTATCGCTACCCAATATTAACGCTCCTTCAAAAAGTACTTCAACTTGTGTAGAAAGTTTTGCGTATCCTCCAACCATATCAGTCGGTGGATCAAACTGATCATCTTTTTCAATTGCTTTCTCTCCACCACTAGAAGTTTCTTTCAGCTTATAAACCTCATTCATAAATGTTTTATAATTAAAGTATAAAACATCAATTTGGTTATGGTCGTTTTTTCTTCTATAGTTGTTGTATCTGTGTGACTGTGCGCTAGATGTTTGTTGTATTTCTTCTAAGTCCTCGTTGCTTAAGTGTGGAAATTGCTTTACCAACTCGTTTATAGGTATAGACTTAACCTCTCCAACATAATAAATATCATCAAAGTATGGAGAGTTTGTGTACGAATAAACAATATTAGCAGGGTCAACATAGTCTATAGTAACGCCTTCTGAGGTGTTGAAGCCTGTTTTTACGGCACCAATACCAAGTACTGTTAAGTCGTAGTATAATCTTTTTCTAGTGAGATCGTAGTTATTACCCTCTAGCAATACGTTTATAGCTTGCTCATTAGCTAACTCCGTGGCTTGCTTGTAAGAGAGTTGCATGTGTAACTCTAGTTCCTGCTCTGTTTCTGGTAAAGTCTCAGGATCATTCTCTGATAAATCCATGTTGAAATTAGTCTTAGCCGCAGCGTCAAACTCTTTAGCCTTCATATCTCTAAGTACACTTTCCATGTACTGAGTTCTTTTGGCTACTCCATACGGGTCCTGTGAAAACGCTTGTATCTCGTAGTTTCTGTCAGACATACCGTTGACTACTATATCTACAAACTTAGGAATAATAGGTACAGGCTTCCAGTCTAGATTTAAGTAGCTTAAGTCACCATTTACCGCTAACTCGTCTTTATATTTTTTAACAGATTGCTCTCCTCTAGCATAAAGTCTTAGTCTGTGAAAGTCAGTTTGATTAGTTGAATATCTAGCGGTGCCTCTAGTTTGTCCCTCGTGGGAGTGAGAAAACCACTCTTCTTCAATTGCCTTAGCAATTTTTAAACCGTATTCATAACTAATTTTTTCCGCGTCAGGTACTACCTGAGTGGGAAAATTGTTTATAACAGCATCAGCCATATTTATTGTTTAATTATTTTTGAGTTAAATCCATCATTTGAATACGTAGAAACATTAACGTTTAAAGGTACTCTTTTCTTTTCTGCATTAGGTCTATAAAGGTGTCTATTGCAAGCCATTATAGCTAATCCGCTACTTATCGACGCATCGTGCTTTGTCCTTTTGTTTATATCAAACTTAGCCCAGTCGTTTAAGGTTTCGTTGAAATACATAGTTCCGTAACTACCATCTTCCATTAAACCAACGTGATCGTTGATGTACATCTCTATAGCAGCCGCGTGAGCTTGCTTTATATCTTCACTAGAGTTTGGTATACCACCAACCTCTTTTTCAGCAACAGACAATTTATTCCAAATTTTGTCTGGTCTATTCATACTAAACCCTCTGTAACCTCTACGTCTCAAGTAGTATAGTAATCTTGGTTTGTTGTTCTCTGCGAGCAATGGCATTCCATAAAACACTAATGCCATTAACACGTCTTCAAAAAACATCTCAGCGGTTTGTGGTCTTGCAATATATTCTAAAAAAAATGTATTAGCTGGAGCGTCTTCCATTGAAAACTTAGTTAATCCATGAAGAGATCCGTTGGATCCTCTACCATCAACAGTACCACTAATATCGTAACTATCGCAGCCAAAGGCGCCCATGTGCTCATTTCCTGGATAGCGTGTTCCATTTTTTATTATTACTTTATTTTGTAAGTTAGGCGCTGGTGCCCAGCTTAATTTAAATCTACCGTTAGGATTTGGCGAAAACGTAACTGCCGTATCCTTTATTCCATTTATCCATTGAAAGTTTCCTATGTTTAACACAGCTGAACTTCCAAGGCCTTCATTGTAATCTATTTGTTCGTATAATTTAACTAAGTTAAATATACTGTTTTTTGTTTCATCTCTAAACGCGTGCTCTTCAGTTCTTGGAAACTGTCGATAAAACTCGTTTAGTGCGTCGTGATCAGACTTTAATCCTTCTACTTCATTCTCCCAGTGTGATATAACACCTATATCTATTAGTTCTCCGTCAGGTCCAACAACGTCTCGTGTTGGAGTCTCAAATACGGGTCGTCCATGCTCGTCAATAAATCCTTCAAAGTTCCATTCCATTGGGATAAACAAAGCATATAAACCAGAGCGTGTTTGACCATTTCTATTTCTTTTAGTTACATCACTATCATTGTACAACTTCTTAAAGTTATCTCCACCTTTATCTAAAGCGTTCGACGTTGAACCCATCATACACTTACCTATAATCTTGCTACCTAATCTTAAGCAAGTTTTTGTAACTCGCCAGTTATTAAGTATGTTGTCAGGCCTTTCCCATTTACCACTTTCATCGTGAACTAGCAAGTTAAGCTTTTCACCGTCATAGCTGTTGTCACCAGTATTTTTCCAATCAATAGTAGTGTCAAGTCCAACCAGCTCTTCCTGCTTTTCGTTCGCAGTAATTTTTCTACGCGTAAACTTACTTGCAGGAACCCTATAAGCAAGCTCACTCTTAGGTCTGTCCATACCATCTTGAATGGGTTTGAAGAAGAAAGGATAGTTAATAGATATTGGTACAACCTTATCGGTAAACATTTTCTTTGCATCAGCTCCACTTTTAGATAGTATTCCATATCTAGCATCACTCGATATAGTAGCTAAGTTAACGGTTTCAGCGCTACTCATAAAAGAAAAACCACTACGTCTGTTTTTTAAATAGCACATACCGTAACAGCGCTTATCAGCTTTACACGCCTCCCAAAATATAAAGAACAACCTGTTGGCCTCTCTAAAATCTGGAGCACCAACGTCTATTTTACTCCATTGTAGATACATGTAGTGACTGCCGGTTATGTAAGTTGGCTCACCATCATTCATGAACCAATAACCTTCGTCTCTACGTTTAAACTCTTCGTCTATAATATCGTACCATTGATCTTTAGCTTCTTCTGGATATGCCCTCCAGTCAAATATGTTTTTAAGTTTGTTTAATTCTTTTGGGTATTCTATTTTTTGCCATTTGTCTTGCACTGGCAGTTCTTTTGGTTCAAGTGGCAGGCCAATTCGCAAACCTTGAATCTCCAGTATTTGTCCAATTTTACCAGTCCTTGATATAACGACAATATCATTTTCTTTATTGTATCCATATTCCCATTTGTTTTTTTTATTAAGCCGACTTATTGTAGTCTTCTTAACTGGTTCAACTATTTTATATAAACTTTGCTTGTAACTCATTTCGATCTGCCTTCCGCGAAGCCCTTAAATACTCTTTCTTCTTTCTCTTCTTGTGTCTTTCCTTCCAAAATATTCTCTTCTTCTTGTATACGGTTGAGGATTTCAAATGCATCAAATATAGCTAACTTCTTAGTAGCCGCAGCATTCTTCAGTCTATCCGCTGATATATCGTCATCGCTGTCAACAATAGCCTCTTTAGCTACCTTAATCAACTCTTCAACTGCTTTGTGCCCAGCTTGGATTATACGTTTCTTCGTTTCCTTGATATTCATATTTAATTGTAATAAATTTAGAGTATACTCTATATAGTTTTTCTCCTTCTATTATAAACTCATATTTAGAAAATGGCTCAAAGCCAACAAGTTCTCCTATGTCAAAACTTCCATCTGTATATTTAATCACACCTTTCGTTCCGTGCTCTACATCAAAAGAAAGCTTATCGGTATTTTTTATAGGCTGAACAAAGCAAAATCCTTTGGGAGCCTTCCACTTACCGTTGTTGTTGTATAAAAATATTTGATCTAGCCCAACAACATAGGTCTCGTCATTAAAATGACACTTGCTATTTCTTTCATTACCCTTTACATCGTGCCATCTTCTAAAAACGTTGTGATGTACAATAACCTTGTCTCCAACACTTATACCGCTATTGTCTAGTATACTTGGAACGCTCTTGATAATGCCAACTCTATTTACAAACTCATGATGATATATCTCTGAGTTTAGTATTAGGTCTTTACCATCTATCTTTTTAACGTTATTGTATCTTGATCCTAAAGGCTCTACTATGAAGTTGTAAGGGCTATTCATTAATACTGTAGGTTATACTCTATAGAAATTGCCATATTTTTATTAAAGTCTTTCCAAGGTAAAATATCATCACCTTTCTTTATAAAAATAGAATACTTATCTTCTTCTTCAATTATGTCTGAGATAGTGTGACCACCATATACTTCTTGACCAACCGAATAATGCATAGCATCTATTTTATAATCTTTACCTATCGTTATCTTTCTTATTATCTTTGTTGTCATCATTGTATTTAATTGCGCCGTCTTGAATATTAATATCTTCGGCTTTGTATTTGTCTCTAAGTTTAATGTTAAGCTCCTCGTACTCTTTAGTCATTAACATAACAGCGTGTAAGGCTTCGTGTTTTCTAATTTCAATTAACCCTACGTCTGAGGTTGCTACATTAAGTTGTCGTACTAAATCTTGAACTGATCGTAGTTCATCTGCGGTAATTTTTTCTGATTTTAAGTTTACCGTCTTTGGTGTTTTTCTTTTTGCCATAATAATAAATAATAAATAATTAAATTGTTAAGCTCCAGGTATTATAAGATTTACCTGAAAAGCGTTTAATAGTTGTTGTTTCCAATAAGAAACGCTTGTTTCAGCTGACTTATTATATAGTTGCTGCAACACTAAAGCGTTTGTTGTTTCATTCCAAGCCATTAGTCCAGTTCCAGCGGGTATAGTAAGATCAACCAAACTATATGTTTCACCCGCGTCCACTGCGTCAGCAGCGTAAGATCCTTGGCCTTCTTTACCTCCAAAAGCCCAAAGCGCTTGCGAAGCGGTTGTTTGTATACCTTGATACACTGGTCCATCGTGTCTAACTGGACCATCACCTGGGTCTAGTATAACACCTGTGAAAGAGGGATCTGTACCAGCTGCGTGACTATCCATAGTTCCACCTGACTTTAAAGCATCTCTAACTGAGTTTATATCAGTTTTCCAAGAACTTGTTATCTCTGTATTAGCCCAGGTCGAACCAGCAAGACCGTCGTGATAAGTGGAATTTGACTCATTACAAACGGTAACAGCAACAAAATTACTAGGAGTCGTGAAATCAGAATCATTAAATGCTGTGGCTGTAGGAGAGCTTGGCCAAGTTGCCCCGCTGTTATATTTGTACGGCTTTGATAGCCAATCTGCGGTTCTTTCGTTGGTAATCGTAACAAACTGAACGTGCTTTTCAAATTCATCTTTACCGTTTGTAGCGTTGTTAGTGTTGTAGTCTGGAGCACCTTCAATACCACCAGTGGCATACAAGTCTTGGAGTATAGATCTAAGAGAGTCTGTGTTTTTAACCCCGTCTCCACCAGCTGCTGAGCCACTAGAAAAATAGTTACCACCCATAGCGTTAGTTAAAGGAGTGATTATATTATTCATGCTACCACTACCATCGAAGTAAACAGTAGCATAAGTGTTAGCATCCCAAGTATTGCCAGCACCTTGCTGCATGTAATACGTTGGGACACCACAGTTTACACCTGGATGCCCTAAGCCAGCTACAAATCCCATTTAGTATCCGAAGTAACAAATTACGCCACCATCAGCATCAGCACTAGGCTTAACCTCTGTCCAGCGGCCATACACGATGATACCTGCTGGGTAAGTAATACTAGACGCGTCTTCACCACCGTCACCAGTTTCTTTAGAAAACGTTAGCGTAGTAGATGCTGCTGTTATTGGTCTAT